GTCTTTTGGTCCTCTAACAGATTTTGACGTGCGGCCGAGAAGTTACCGGATATATTACGCGCTACGATGTCAGCGCTCATACCAAGACCGGACGATATGCGTCTAGTCTGAGTTGCCGAGTATTCGCTTGCAGTTCCTGCGTTACGCTTAGGGTCTGCAAACTCGATAGATTCACCAGGGCTTAGGTGTCTAACCATACCTGGTGCCATTGTCATGCTAGGTCTACCCTTGCTATCTCTTGGAAGCAAGCTAGCTTGTCTAGCAGAATTCTGAGAAGTAATAAATGCACTGAAGCACGCTGATACACGTGCTGCGATTAAGTCCGCATCCATGTACTCATCGATATCGTGGATCCGACGTAAGACTAACGCCAAGTGGCTCATACCACGAATTTGTGTTGGACGATTTGGTTTGAAGAATAGGAACGCTTGGTCTGTAGTTAACCGCATAGCCTCAAAGGTTCTCACACCCATAGGGTCTGCTTGACTAACATGATATGCTACAGGCTTTCCATATTCATTTACCTCAACACCGCTAATGATGTTATTATTGCCATATTTGATACCTATAGCCCCTATGTTCTCCGCCTCTATTAATTGGATAGCAAGAGGGAGATAATCGCCCTGTGCGGTCTTATTCACAAGAATTTCGCCATCGTACAACATTCTACGAAGTGCCATTGTTTGCAACTCGTAGAAGTTAGATATACCACGTACGTCGGCATTACCGGCTTCCGTCCATTTCGCCCAGGCACGCTCAATCTTATTGTTGAGTTGGTTATTGAGCTTACCGCTCTTATGACGTACCTTAGCTTGTGGCTTGATACCTGGTCCAATTACGTTACGTAAGATGGCAATAACCGCAGACTCAGCTAAGTCACTGTTCATCTCAGCAGACCGTGCACGTCCACGGATAATATCACGTGAACCGGTTGCAAGTTGTTCAGCTGTACCAAACGCCGGTTGCCAATCACTATTCAGTCTGTCCATTGATGCGGCATCATATTGGCGAAGTGCTTCACGTGCCGCCATTCGTTCTAGGGCTCGTTCTGGGTTTACCCAACCGATTACTTTATCTAAGATATTCATCGTCCACCCCATGTTACGAATGCATCAACTTGATAATCGTTTGACTCCTCGTGTACTCTTTGCATCAATGTTTGTTCTCGTGCATAAAGTACGGGTAAGTCAATCGTCTTGAACCGTTTGCCACCAATCTGTAACTCGGAATATCCTTTAGTTTCGATATCCTCAATCACTTGGCGGACACGTTCAAGTTGTTCATTTACATCGCTCATGGTTCACCTCCTATCTAAACCAATGGCCTGTACTCCCTATTCCGTTGCCGTAGTCCTCATATGATGTGGTCTCTTCGGTTTCTTCGTAAGGCTCAGGCTCTACTAAATATTTAACGCCAGCAATATCTGCTACTGCTGCGTTGTAAGTACATGTATCAAGCAAGTGGTTCGTAGGATGTCCGGTAAGTGGCTTCCATTTAACGGTTACCTCACCAGTTTTCACATTACGAATTTCTTGCTTTTCTTCTGCCCTTAAGTGGTCCATGTACTCTTGAGGGCAGTCTTTGAATAAATGGATCGTACCGATTTCATCTGTAGGCCTTACCATTCGAGCGAAGATAAAGTCTTTCCAATAGTCGGTATTTAGCACATACAGTTTCAAGCCCCCTATAACACCCTTTTCAACACTTGACATTGAATACGGTGCAGTCATGGTCGTACTGTTGGATGAACCTTTAAGCGGTATACAGATTTCTGGGAACCTTGCACAGAATTGGTAAACCTCATCTGTTCTAAACCCGGAGTCAATACCGGCTTTCATCACCTGGCGTGGTTCTCCAAATTCACTTGGATACTCACGATTGACGATAATCTCTTCTAGGTCATCCCATGTACTAGCTTGGCCATAGTCGATTAAGTATGACTTAACGCCTGATGCATATGCTCTTACTTCCCACCAGAAGTAATCGAGCTGTACGTCAACGCTAGCAATAAGGAGTGTAGCCTTATCAGGTACAACACCTCTGTCATACGTTGACTCTGTGAACTGGATATCTTGCGTGCTCTTAGTTTTGGCAGACCGCCAAGGTTCAGCTAGCCAAGAGTTGATAAAGTTCATTAATTGGTCTGCATAATCCTTAGAGGATAGGAATTCGTAAGCTACCTTACCAAAGGCCACCCAAGGACTGTATATAGAGGATAGGTGGTAGCCAACGGATCGTACTCTACAGTTCGGTACGTTCTCCGTTCGCCATTCACCTCTTCGCAGCATTTCCATTTTGTACTTATCTTGAATTGGTTCCTTGCAGTGCTCACATTCGTAATACGCTGTATCACGTACTAGGTCTTTATTTCCGTTCGCACTTTCAGGCCATTTAATTTGTTTAAACTTGAGGGTCTGATATTCTCCACAGTGTGGACAAGGTACGTAGTACTCTTTCTGCGCATGAGCTGATTTAAAGGCCCTCCATATATTCCCGTTTTCTACCGTAGGTGTTGATACCATCACGTGTTTGGCATCAACGAACGTTTTAGTACGTTCAGTAGCCAACTTTATAGGATTGGCTTCCTTACCGGAGAACGCAGGGTATTTATCTATTTCATCAAAGAACACATATTTGATTGCCCTAGACGCTAGACTCGAAGGTGAGTTAGCACCAGACAATACCATGTAATTGCCATTCGTGAAGTTTAGCTCCTTCTTCTGACTAGCGTTGGCATCATACATTTTCTCCAATGGTTCAGAGTTCTTAATCATTGGTTGTACACGTTTCTCACTGTTAAACTCTGCCAGGGCATCTGTGGGATATACCATCATGACAGGGGCTTGTGATTGATGCAGTGCATAACCAATCATATTGAGTTCTGCTTCCGTCTTACCTATCTGTGCACCGAAGCACAGTACGATTTGTTCAATCAGATCATTATTGAGCATATCCATAGGCTCACGGAGGTATGGAGTACGGAGAGTGCGCCAAGGTCCTGGTTCAGCACCGGTACTTGGTAGTACACGGAACTTATCCGCCCACTCAGATACGGTATATCGCTCTGGCGGTTTAAAGGCCTCTAGTTCGGGAGCTGTCCACGTAAACGAAATTTCATCGACGTTGTTTTTCCATGTCTTAACGGTTTCAGTTTTTGAATTCGTTTTATTTTTTCTTTTTGTGGTCGATTTCCGTTTTGGTGTACTTCCCTTCCCTCGAATAGCTTTCGAGGTACGTGTTGACACACTCATTCACCGTCCTCTCTACAATCACCCTTGTATCTGCGTCTGGGAATTCTTTGCTAACCGCTTTGGCTAGCAGACCAAGGGATGACTTCAATTCTAAAACGCGTCCAGTCCATTCACGTTGTACATCGGCAACATCTATATACTGACCATCTAGTACTTCGCTGAGTCTCTTTTCACGTTTGGCTCTGGCTTCCTTATAGTCCGCCTCGGCTTCTAATTTACGTTGCGCTGCCGACTTCGTTCCGTCCTTATCCTTTGACATTCCTAGCCAAACAAGAACTTCTCGAATGTTCCACCAACCGGTGGCCACCTTCGGCATACCTGCACGATTATGTCTACTGATCATCTCGGGTCCTAGGTCTAAGATTTGACACAAGACCGCAGTAGTAACTATGAGCTCGCCATGTTCACTGAACTTGACTTTAGGTCTCTCGACTGCCATTTCCGACCTCCTTTTTTAGTGTCCTCTCTAAAAGTACTTTCTACTTGATTTTTTCTCTCACAGGCGGAACAATATCGCGCGGAGCCGACCACCGCTGGATTTATCGCGAGGGAGTACCTTTTATCATTCATTCTCAAAATAAAAGACAAAAGGTCAACGGTCGAACTTTTTAGAGAAGTAAGCAAAAGGGACTACGTGGTTGTGCGTAGTCCCTAATGATACTTCTTGTGCTGTTAAGCCCTGTGGAGGTGTTGTACAAGAAAGGTATTCACTATGAACGTACCCTACAGTGTGTGGTAGTAGAGGACTTTCCCCGGTATCCTCTGCTCCACACTTGTAGCCTATCATAAGTGTTACCTCTAATTGCATATTGTCTTTATTTATTTTTAGAAAATACTTGACAAAAGCTTTTCACTGCGTTCCGTTGGATATTATATATCTGTGCTTCACTATAACTCATATCCTCAATGACTTCCTTCATGCTCATTCCGAAGTAGTATCTGTTCTCGAGGAACGTACGCTCAATGTCATTAGGTATCTTACATATCAATGTCCATAGCTCATATCGCTCCTTAGACAGTGTACGGAATTCATTATTAAGGTCACGCTGCGCAGTGTTTAAATTAAGTTGTTGCTCTGGTGTACTCGACCGTTCGTCTTGTGCTTCCACCTCTAGGCGTTGCAGATGTGACTCAATGTCCTTCATGCGCCTACGACTATTCAGTAACCGTTGTAGCTTCCTAACCCCTGGATGCTTACTCCCAGTACACGACTTAGTATTCATAGGCATCACCTAAGATAACGATCGCTTATCTAACTTCAAGGGTTGCTCATCCTTATTCGGAGTAAACGTACCATTGATGTCATAAGATTCTATATTTGCCAATGCCAGTTTATGCAATTCATGTATAACCCCAATAATATTATTAGGAGTTTTAGCGAATTGTTTTGCTACTGCGCACATCATCTTAACAGTCATATGAGCCGCATTTATCCCATTAACATTCTCCATTTCGATGGAACATGAATACGCCTCTTTATCGTTAGACTCAACTATAAGTCGCATTGTTTTATCTTCCATAATAGGCCTCCTATACTTCTTGCCATTCTTGTAAGATTTCACTATACCGATACATCGTGATATTAGTAAGCTGATACGCAGCATCGTTTAGGTTATATCGATTAATCCACGCACGGTAGACATCGGTTAAGTAGTCTTGAAGCTCAGCCTTTTGGCTAGGTGTTACCATATTGTCATGAAGGTAGTACACCTCATCACCTTGGTCTAACTCATCTTCACATCGCTTAATATCATTCTGAATAACTTCATCTACGTTGATATGACCTGGGTACGGTACAGCACGACCAACTACAATGGTCATACCTTCACATGGTTTACATTGTGCAGCTATCCAATGTAATTCTTTTAATGCTTCGTCCCAGGTATCACACACCATAATATATTCATGACGATCTAATGTGACGTATCCGCCAAATAGTGGTTTCATTTCATCACCTCATTAATGTACCTATCTAAATACCATCGTGCCTTTTAAGGTCCTCTAGCTTATCGCCTTTAGAACCGGCACGAGCGATATATTTAACAACATTACCAAGATGGAACGGCAACTGTTGGTCCTCAATGAAGTCTATAACTTCATTCTTACCTTTGTTATAGTGAGCCGGATGGTCAACCATATTAGAAATTGAGATAGGCTTCACGTCAGTGGTAACATATAAGTCTTTGGTGCTATCTGCGGTAATATAAGATTCAGTAGTTTCCTTTTTGGAAATAACTGGAGTACTTTCATTAACCTTCTTAGATTGATTATCCTTAGGTAATACCTTTTGCTTAGGCTCACTTAATTCTGCTCGACACGTTGGACAATTAACCGCTGGTCTGCCTTTACCAGTTTGTTCAAATGATTTACCACATCGTTTACATTTAGTCTGCACCCTTACTTCTTTTTCTTCTTTAGGTGGCTCTTCTTTAGGCTTATTTAAAATAGCCATCAATTCATCCTTAGCACATTGCTTACAGTACTGTTCGTCTTTCTTCGCTAAGAATGTACGTCCACATCGGATACACTTTCTTGCAATTGGCATCTTACAATCTCCTTTCTAAATATGGTTCATGGCTTTCCATTCTTCTAATGTGAAGATAGCTTTGCCATGTTTTTGAGCATATTCAAATTCACCTTTACAGCCACGACTTGATTGCCAGTCTGGACATAATACCAAAATGTCACAATGACTAAGTAGTCCTAAGCAGATATCTAATCCTTTTTGGTAGTCATCACCAGTTAGATATACATACCCATAGTTATGGATAGGTGATACGTAGTCATGCTTTACATCATTTAGCACTAAATCGCCCATGATCACGTCAATCTTTTTACGGTTGCTTTCCTTACCACCAAATGGATGAGCAACATATACAAGTTTTTTATTCATAGCTTCAACCTTTCACTGTAATTCTTCTAACGTTTCGATATGAACCCATATTCCTGTAACTGGGTTCCAGTACTTTTCAGTAACTTCACTGCACACCTGGGCATCATCATTCCAATAGTTGAGTGAAGTCATACAGTCTTTAAACAATTTAATAAGGTTATCTGTATCTGGCTTAGTGGTTTTCCATTGAGCCTTTTTACAGTTAGCCTTACCAAAGCACCACTTAGTCACCAATCTAATAGGACCTTGTATTGGATCCACAGGAGTATGTTGAGCAAGCTCTTCTGTGAATAACTTTCTGATAGCCTTCACTTCTGCTGACTCATAGAACCTTGGCGTACCATTCTTAACAGTCACCCTTTTCTGTTGATGGGTACCTGTGGGAACCTTCCGAAGAGGAATAAAGAATTCAATTATAATTTCAATCACACCCTTAATTAATATGTTTTTCGCATTTAGCCAATATCTCTTGAATAAGCGTCAATGGGATATTTGACCGTAAATTATATCTATTACTTCCAGATTTAAAATCCTTCATCTGTATATTAGCTGGTACATTTTCATTAAGTAGCCTTAGGTTAATATTGCTACCAAATTTAGTTGCTTTCTTTAATGGGTACCCATAGTTGTTGTAATAGGTTAGGTTTTCATATGGAATGTCGAACCCTATCACATTTGCTATGTATTCCCATATTCGTCCATATGCTGGATTCTCAATCACGAATACTTTAGGCTGGTAACGCTCAATGATTTTCAATGTATTGTAGATACACATCTCACCATTTATACGTGTCAGGAATGACTTATCATATTTAAATTGGT